CTATCAATCCTGCTTGATATTGCGTTTGCGATATCAATTGTAACATTTATTGCCATCATTTAGCTTATTCTGCTTCTTAAGTCCTTGCTGTTTTCTCTCTAGTTTTTCTTTAGTATATATATTTATATTTACTAAGGTTTATTATTCTTAAGACTTATCTTTAATCTTTATCCTTATAGTTATTAATATTATATATAATATATACGAAACGGACTGCGAAAAAATTTAAGGAATAATAGACAAACAAATTATATATTTATTTAAAAAGCGTGAAACACCCCCCGTTAAGCCGTGAAACAACATACTAGCGATACAACGGTCGGGGAATAATCCTTTAATCGAATTCACTTTTAAACAAAAATTTGCTAAAAATTAGAGAAAAGCTATAATTATCATAGAAAGGTTTACTAAATGAAAAAAGATAAGAAGTATATCGAAAAGTATGGTTCTTTCTATCATTCTAAGGATTGGAGGAACTGCAGAAGAATCAAGATGGCAAACAATCCTCTATGCGAGGAATGCCTGAAAAAAGGCAAGCTTGTCGAAGCCGAAGAAGTACATCACATTATTCCCATAGATACAAAGCAAGGATGGGAGCTTCGACTAAACCTAGATAATCTTGAGAGCCTATGCACTGAATGCCATAATGAGAAACATAAATCCAGGCAATCGGCAATGTCGCAATTCGATAGATTCTGGGATAGTTTGCAAGATTCTAAAAAAGAGACGAAAGGAGAAAAATAAAATGGCTGGAGTTGGGAAAAGCAAGACTAAGTTAGATCCGATAAATCATAAGACTAAGATACAGCTTCAGATAGAAGCCGATAAGACTCCTATATATCAGAAACAAGATTTCCCTTATCCGAAGGAAATGAACAGCATGGATGAGAGGAATGTATGGGACTGGCTTGTTAATATATTTAGGCAGACTAGCAACTGCCGTGCTTCTGATGCTGATATAAATCTAATGCTTCTTTATTGCAGGGCAAAGGTAGATTATGAAAAATCTGACGAGGAGATAAGAAAGCTTAAAACAGAGGATTTCTATATCAGATATGATACAGGAAGATCAACTCCTGATGGAGATACTATCTATCAGATTAAGAAGAATCCATTATATGAGATACGCAAAGAATCTTATTCTGTAATAATCAAAATTGGCGATCAGCTTGGGCTTTCTCCTTTAGGAAGAGCTAGACAGGGACTTGCAGCGGCTAATGCGTCAAACCCTGATGATGTTCTAAAAGACATACAGAATAGAGAAAGCGATGATTGAAGATGATTGAGTGGATTACAGATTATATTAATTACGTTGATGAAAGACCACAGGATTTCAACGAGAATATCAAGAATAATACCAGGCTCATACAATCGCTTCTGCGAAAGCCTGAAATAGAATATAAAGACAGCGATCCGAACGCCTTTGTAAAGCTATGCAGACTTTTTCACCATAGAGAAGGACAATGGGCTGGTAAACCAATTGAACTCAACAAAGAGCAGCTCTATTTCTCTGCCTGTGTTCTTGGAATTAAGTATTATGATCCGAATTCTAAAAGATGGCTTAGATGGTTTAAGGAAGCAGATCTATTCGTTGCGAGAAAATGGGGCAAGGATACATTTATCGCTCCCTTAGTTGCTTTTCTAACTGGATTTGATAAAGAGCCATCTGCATGGACGCAGATTTTAGGAGAGAACTCAAAGCAATCATCTAGAACATATGACCTAATAAAAAATGCCATTAAGGATAGGCCTCTCTCTGATATTTTTTATTCTAGGCTTATACCTCCTGCCATTCACTGTAAAATCAATGACGGGAAGATTGAATATCTTTCGGGAAGATCAAAAGGCAAAGACGGATCAAATCCTTCATGCGTAGTTGTCAATGAAGCGCACGAAATTACGAACTTCAATCAATATAACTCTATGAAGACGGCTATGAATGCAAGACTTCAGCCACTGATGATTGTTATCTCATCTGCAGGAACAACTCCTGAATCTCTATATGAGACCTTATATGAGAGAAATAGAAAATTCCTTTCAAAGCGTTCGGCGGGAGAGCATGATAGGATTTTTGCTCTGATGTATGGAATCGATGATAAAGACAAAGTTGAAGATGATACCAAATGGATTAAGGCAAATCCAGCGATGTATGAAGGAAGACCCACTCTTCAGGTTCTTAGAGATGAATGGGCTGCGGTCAAAGACAACATTGTTCTAAGGAATACCTTTATCGCTAAACAATTGAACAGAGAATTAGGTGCTGCGCTTGATTTCTTTGATATTCTATCAATTAAAGATTGCATGAAAAGCCTAAAAAAAGAAGATTATTTTGATACATATGCTGTAGGCGGAGTAGATTTAGCCGAGACTACGGATTTATGCAATGCAACCGCAATGATACTCAAGCCTAATGGTAAAATGCTGATTCTTCAGGCATATTTTATGGCCGAACAGAGAATCGCAAAGAATTCTGCCCATGATAGAGAAGATTATAAACTCTATGAGAATATGGCAACAGATGATATCGTTACATCGCAGATTCTTATCCCAACGCCTGGCGATTATGTCGCCAAGGAATATGTTACAAAATGGTTCGAGATGTTAAGGGATGAATATAAGATAAATTTTCTAAAAATAGGCTATGATCCTTGGGGCGCTAAGGAATGGCTTACCGATATGTACAACAATGGATTCTCTATTGAACAGGTAAAGTCTGACAAAGAAAGCCATGTTACCGCTAGAGATGATGGTATAATGACTGAAGTCAGGCAGGGATCATTTACACTGTCTGAAGCGATAAAAATTGTAAAAACATTGTTTGACGATCAAAAAATAGTATATGATAAAAATAACAAGCTACTTCCTTACTGCTTCTATAACCTCAAGCTTCATGCAGATTCAAATAATAATCTGTCTCCGCAGAAATCAAAGTCTAGGGGTCATATTGATGGAGCCATGGGAATATTCGATGCATTTGTCGGCTATCAGAGGGCAAAGGCTCTCGAAGAGTATTCGGTGCTGGTTGACTACTTTAAAATTTGATAGTATATTAAAAAGAGGAAATCGGAATGGGATTACTGAATTATATAAAGGGTCTATTCAACAGAAACAAAGAAAATAGGTCAATAATTTCGGATTATTACAATAAATATATCCCACTACTTGCAAGGGATTATGCTTATTCAGCATATGAAATTCCCGAAGTACAGCTGGCTGTTGATTTTGTATGCCGCCAGTTTCAGACTATCCCGATGTACCATAAGCGTGTAGATCCGAAGAATGATGTAGCAACTTATATAAACGATCAGATGACTAGAGTCCTTACGATAAAGGCTAATCCCCTGCAGAATTCAAAGCAATTTTGGTATTCAGTGATAACAGATCTATTAATGAATGGATCAGTTTTTATTGAGCCTATTTTTGATTCAACCGCACAGCTTGCTTATCTTTATAAACTTCCGATGAAATATTACCAGCTTACTTTAGATGCTTCGGGAGCATATGTTCAGTTCTTTGATTCCTATAAGCATCCAGCAGAAAGATATAATTTAAACTCAATTATCTATCTGAATCGTTTTTCAAATACGGCCGGCGGGCAGAAAACAAATCTAGGGATATATCCGCAGGTCATACAGGCTATGGAACAGCAGATCATAAATGTTGCCAATCCTAAAAAAGTAAGAGCATTAATTCAAAATAAAGTAACTGGCGGCAATCTAAAAGACATAGATAGAGCAGGCAAAATTGAGAAATTACGGACTTCATTTGATGATTCGGTTCAAGGTGTCGCATATGTTGATTCGTGCAATGGAATTACTCCTATAAACTGGACTGATTCCGAAGTCAATAAAGAACTTATGTCATATGTAATAAATTTTGTATATAATATGTTTGGATTAAGCGATGATATAATAAACAATAAGGCGACTGAAACGATGTCGGCTAATTTTATAGAGAATACGATTAATCCTATAGCACAGCAGATTGAGAGCGAACTTACATCAAAGCTATTCACTCCACGTGAGATTCAGGTTGGAAATAAGATTGAACTTGATACCATGAAAAAGCTGACGACAACTATGGCGGCTAAAACGGTGGCTGCTCAAATGGGACTTAGAAGCGGTGTCTTCTCTGTCGATGAAATCAGAGAATGGTTCGGATATGCGCCATTGCCTGATGGAATCGGGGCAAAGCCGATGGTATCGCTGGATATGATTCCAAGCGATCAACTGGCGGCTTATAAAGCAAGCGAAAGCGGAATGACTGCACCGCCGACATCTGCAGACAATAGCAGCAATATAAAAGACGATTCTAAATCCGGCAATGAAAGCGAGGAAAATAAAGATGGAAAACAATGAGCAAATCAAAGAAAGAAGACAATCATTCAATAGGGGTCGTAAATTAGAACATGAGGTAAGAGCGGAAGAGAATGGCGCAAAGTCACTTGTTATACGTGGCTATGCGATTCTATTTGATGATAAGACCGAAATACATGACTATTATGGAGATTATACTGAAGTAATTGATAAAAAAGCATTAGCTAATACAGATATATCAAAGGTTTATCTATTATTTAACCATAATTCAGATAATGTATTGGGAAGATCCGATGTTAATCTTAGGCTTGAGATTGATGATATAGGACTATTCTTTGAATGTATATTACCTAATACACAAGGTGCAAGAGATGCATACAATCTAGTTGCGCCAAATATTGTCGATGGAATGTCATTCGCATTTACATCAAGTGATTATGTTGATCCTGTTTCAGGTACTAGGGTCATTAAGAACATAGATAATTTATATGAGATTTCTATAACGCCTTTTCCGGCGTATGAAGATACATCTGTCATCACAAAATCTGAAAGCGAGAAAACAAGTAAGATAGAAGATGATAGAGAGAAGAAAAGGCTAGATGCTGAAAACAGGGAGAAAACTGAACAGGCAGAGTTAGAGAAATTAATCGATGAATTTAACAGGAGGTAATTAAAAATGGAAGACAATATCGCAGATTTAAAAGATTTGCTAAATGAAATCGAGGAAAAGAAGAAGATTCGTTCAGATAAAAAAGATGAGATTCGTAAAGCTATTATAGAGCATCGGGATAAAAATGAAACAGACGAAGCTAAAAAGATAGTAGCTGACGGGAATAAGATTCTCGATGATCTAGATGCGGAGATCTCCAAACTAGAATCGAGAAGCGCCGATATGAAATTAGAAACCGAAAAGAAAGAAAAAGAGGAAAAAAGAAAAATGGAAGACAAAATTGTTGAAGAAAGAAATGTTGATAAACACGCTAGCCTAGAATATAGAACTGCATTTATGAATTTTATAGCCAAGGGACAACCTAGTGCCTTGCTTGAAACTCGTGCAGATGCCGCTACCACTACTACAACCGCCGCTACAGTTATTCCTACTACTTTGATGAATGAAATTACCAGAGAGCTAAAGATGAGCGGGAATATCTATGCTAAGGTCAGAAAATTAAACGTCAAAGGTGGCGTTGATTTTCCTATCTTATCAGTTATTCCTACTGCTACATGGATTAATGAAACTACTCCTTCTGATAGAAAGGCTTTATCAACCGCTAAGGTTTCATTCAGCTATTACGGACTTGAATGCAAAATTTCACAGAGCTTATTGTCTGAATATACTTCGATTGATGCATTTGAGACGCAATTTGCATCTTTAGCTGTCGAAGCTATTATCAATGCTATCGAAATTGCTATCTTTAATGGAACCGGTTCTGGACAGCCTACTGGAATTCTTTATACTTCAGGAATTAAGACTAGCTCGATTACTGCTGCCAATCTTGTTAAATATGATAAATTATCTAAAGCTCTTTCAGGACTTACCGCAGGATATAGGGTAGGCGCTGAATTAGCAATGGCAACATCTACTTGGGATACAATTGTCGGAATGGTTGATAATAATGGACAGCCTGTCGCTAGAGTTAATTATGGAATCAACGGAAATGGAACGACTTATTCATTATTCGGATATCCTGTTAATCTAGTCGAGGAAGATAGAATCAAGTCTATTGATACTGCTACTGTTGATACTGATTACATCATTGTTCTTGGAAACTTCAGCAAATATGCGATCAATTCTAATGGCGAACTTTCGGTTATCAAATATACTGACAATGATCATAATGAAAATGTCACAAAAGCTTTGACTGTCGTAGATGGCAAGGTTCTTGATCCTAAGGCTTTCCTTGCTATTAAACTTGTCACTGCTTAATCCGATATGTTATTGATCTGAATCTGATCTTAAAGAAAGGGAGATAAATTAAAGATGGCAGCTACTTATACCGCTATACAGCTGTTGCAGAATGACTTAGGTATTATTTCTGCTACTACTGAACAAATAGAATGGCTCACAAAGTACATCAATCAGGCAGAAGCCGATCTCAAATCAGATGATATATCTGATGATAGGATTTTGACTGATTTAGGTCAGACCTGCATAGCGATGATAGCCAAAGATTTAATCAATGAAAAAGACCCTTATGATAACAAGGCGGTTCTTTCAATGAGAATCCGCCTTGGAGATCAGACTGACGGAGATAAACAAGCAGTATGACAAATCCGAAAACTATAGTTCTAGCCAATCGAAGCGAGGTGACTGATTCATTGACTGGCGATAAGACCGTCATTGCTATTCAGAAGACAAGGATTATCGCTGATGTAGGATTGGTCGGATTGAAAACCAAGGAGTATGGATTGAGCCGAAACTTGAATTTCACGGCAACGATAGAGATCAACAGGAGGCTATACTCAAATCAGGAGTTCCTGGCCTATGAAGATACGCTATATAGAATTACGGATACGGCAAAAGGCAGTATGGATTCTAAGATGAAGCTTAATATTACGCTGGCTGAAGTAGACAATGAGTTTATGCAGTCTATGTTGTCATAAGAAAGGTAATGGTTATGGAATTTGACTATAGTAAAGAGCCTATCGCCAATCTATGGAATCTAGCAAAGACTTTTGATATAGAAGATTCCAAAATATACAAAAGATACCATGCCGAAGCCGATTCAGATACTTTCTATGTTATCCTTAGGGATAATGTCACTGATTCTACTAGGGTTGTCGGAGACGGGAAGGGCCTATTAAGAAACTCGGTATGTTATGTAATGCTGGTTTCAAAAACAACAGGTTCAAATGATGGCGACCCATTTAATGTCAATCGTGCTAAGATAGAGACGGCTTTGAAAAGTTCAGGCCTAGTATATCTAGGAATAAATCTAGGATATGATGGAACATACTCACAATATACTTGGGAGGTTAATATCCCACATGTCTAAATCACGTTC